CGAATATAATCCTAAAACAAAACAATTTACGTATCAAAAAACAAGCGGAAAAAAAGAAATAGTAACAGTAAGTAAAATTACTGGTGCAACAGGGAATATTTTTAAAGATTCTGACTTTGGAGGCGGAGGCGGCGCTGGAGGTGGTACAATCCAAACTGCTTATGCCGAGTCTGCGCAGTGTGTTTGGTTGATTGCTGTACAAAAGTCACCAAGAAAAAAATATGAAGACTTTACAGAAAAAGATTTAAAAGCTGCCTTTGATAGTTCGCGATGCCAGGTTGGCAGCACAACATTTGATCAAATTATGACATTAGGACCTGACTGGCATAAAAGCGGATATTGGACTGCAAAAAAACTAATAGAAATGAAATTAGTTAACACAGGCCAAACTTATCATCGTGACTCGACTGTCATGAAAAAAATATATAAAAACAAGAAGACAGCTTTTCAAAACTCAGATCTTACTGTTCTTTCTGATGATAAATGGAATCCTGGTGATTTTTGGGCAGTTAAAACTAATTTTGATGTTAATAAAATGGACTATAGTACGATTAAGGCCTACAATAATGATTTATTAAAGCGCTTTAAAGATCGTACTGTAATGGGTATTTCTCTTAAAAAAATTGCGCGAGGAAATGTTAAAGCTTCTATTTTAAATGAAACAAACGAACGGCCAGCCGGTGTAAAATTTAAAAAATCAGTAATTGCAACAGCTCGTGGTACATTTTTTACATCAAAAGGTGGGTTTATATTATTTGATGGACCAAATCCTGGTTCATATGATAATAAAATGGAGATTAGAACAAACGCTGCACTATCTACGCACAAAGTAGAAATTATATTAAAAACAGCCCGAGGCGGCGGAGCTGGTTGGGGAATTATACAAGACATAGTAAAACAAGTTAATGGCACTAATCTTCCAGATAATAGAATGATGTTATCAATGACAGATAAAATCATTGAAGGAAACTCGTCAGAAATAGACAAATTATGGGAAAAGACTATTAAGTGCGGTGGTTATGATTCTAGAAAAAAAGATGACTTTTTAGAAGAACTTAAAAAACAAGATCGTATTTGGATACATGGCAAGCTTGGTGTGGTAGAGTTGCTCTATGAATTAGAAAACACTACAACGAAAAAAGCAGATTCAATAGTGAATAAGATCTATAATTATGCCGGATCTGTTTCAGATCTTTCGAGCGTATACGTAAAGGTTTATGAATAAAGGATTATTTTTTTAATTTTTTTTAAAAAAAGTATGTACATTAATTGGTTTTCAGTGTATTATAATTCTATGATAAAGCGATTTAAAAATTTTGATAGCAATGGTACGTTGACCATTTTTGACATTGATGAAACACTGTTTCATACTAAAGCAAAGGTCAAGGTTGTAAAAGAAAATAAAGTTGTTTGCGAATTAGACAATCAGGAATTTAATACTTACACACGTAAGCCTGGTGAAGAATATGATTTTGGCGAATTTGCTTCTGCTGAGGTGTTCAATAAAACATCAAAGCCAATTGTAAGAATGATTGAAAAAGCAAAGGCAATTGTCAAAGCTAAAAAGAATCCATATAGTCGTGCAATTATTTGTACAGCCCGTGCGGATTTTGATAATAAGGAACTCTTTCTGAAAACATTTCGTGATCATGGTCTTCCGATCGATCAGATGTATGTTGAAAGAGCCGGCAATTTGAAGATCGACTCTTCAGCTGAAGCTAAAAAAGTGGTGTTTCGGAAATACTTAAATACTAAAAATTATACGAAAATTCGTCTTTATGATGATGCAATTTGTAATATCAAAGCTTTCTTAGATCTTAAAAAAAAATATCCTGATTTTATGTTTGAAGCATGGTTTGTAAAATCAGATGGTAGTGTTAAAGGAATTAAATAATGAATGGTTTTAAAACATTTATTTCAGAAGAAATTGATGAAAAAAAACTTAAGCACCTTGAACATGCTGAAGACCACGTGATCAATTTTGGTCACGAGGGATTTACTCATGCTTATCATAATCTCAAAGACGTACATGACAAGCTAACTGGTAAGTCTAACGATACTAAAGTTACTATGAAGTACGATGGTTCGCCTTCTATTGTCTTTGGTCGTCATCCTGAGAATGGTAAATTCTTTGTTGGATCTAAGTCAATCTTTAATAAAAATCCAAAGGTTAATCATACTCACGAAGATATCGAGAAAAACCACGGGCATGCTCCGGGTCTGGTTGAAAAGCTAAAATACGCTCTTGACCATCTTCCAAAAGTTACTCCTAAGAAAGGTGTTTATCAAGCTGATATTATGCATACAGAGCATGATCGGCATGAAACTAATGGTAAAGTTCACTTTACTCCAAATACTATCACCTATTCGGCTCCGAGTGATTCAGAGCATGGTAAAGCTGCAATGCGTTCTAAAATCGGTATTGCTGTTCATACCAAATACCATGGTAAGAGTTTACAGGACATGGAAGCTGAAGTTGGTGCTAATGTAAGTGATTTTCATGAACATCCGGATGTTCATAATATCTCTGTTGAACACGATCTGTCTAATTCAAATTACACAGACAAACATCAAGATGATTTCCATAAGCACATGAATGCTGCGGCTAAGATTTGGGAAAAAACAAAACCAGAAACACATGAAGCAGTTGGTCGTCACAGAGACAATCTTAAAACTTATATTAACCATACGGTACGTACGGGCACTAAGCCAACAGCTGATGGTTTTCATGCTCATTATTCGCAGTGGCATCAGAAAAAAGTTGATGGTGTTAAAACACCTGCTGCAAAAGATCGTAAGATTGCGGCAATGAATTCCGATTTGTCTCATGCTAAAGAAAATGAACGTCATACTAAGACTGTTCTAAAGATGCATCATCATTTACAAAAAGCAAAGAATGCGCTTGTGAATGCAATGTCTTCAACTTCAGCATTTGAACACACTATTAATGGTAAAAAAACAAAGCCAGAAGGGTTTGTCGCTATTCGTAATGGTCGTCCTACAAAATTTGTGGATCGTGCCGACTTCTCTGCTAATAACTTCAATAAGGACAAAAAACTATGAAGTCGATCCATATAACGCAAGGACGATTCAATCCGGTTCATGCTGGCCATGCTATGGTTGTGCAACATGTAATGGATAGTGCCAAAAAAGAAGGTGCAGATCATAAGATCCTAACTACTGGATCTCATGATAAAAAGAAAAATCCACTTACACCACAGCAAAAAGTAAAACATCTAAGCCGGGCTGTGAAAGGTTCAAAAGTAGAAGCAATGGGCAAAGATGCTCCCACTCTTCTTCATCAAATGTCAAAACTTCACAAGCAAGGCTATTCTCATGTAACTATGCATGTAGGTTCAGATCGTGTGCATGAGTTTCATAATCTTTTGAATAAATACAACGGACAAACTAGCAGGCACGGCCACTACAACTTTAAGAACATAAAAGTCAAGTCTGTAGGTGGTAAACGGAAAGAAGGCGGCACGGGTATTGAGGGTGCTTCTGGAACATCTATGAGGAAGCACGCTGCCTCCGGTGATAAAAAATCATTCCACGCTATGGCTCCTTCTAGTTTGTCCACACGTCATAAAAACGAATTATATCACGACCTACGTAAAGGCATGGGTATCAATGAATCGCTTATTATGAAATTTAAAGATTGGATTTCATAATGTATGATAAAGATTGTACTGTAAGAGAAGAAGACGTAGCAGAATTTAGACCAAGCCAGGCATTAGGATATGTTACAGTTAATGGTTGGAAATGGATTTCTCGTGACAACGGTGCCTGGGTAGGACCAAGACGAGATTGGGAATGCGGTCATAAAAACATAATTAAAGAACATGTTACAGACTGGAGAATTTGTGTACAGGCAGGTGGAAACCAGGGCATGTATCCAAGACTTCTGTCTGATATGTTTGAGCATGTTTATACATTTGAACCAGATCCACTTAATTTCCATTGCCTAGTTGCCAATTGCCAAAAAGATAATATCTACAAATTAAATGCAGGCTTAGGAAAAGAAACAGGGCTATGCAAAGTAATACCTAGACAGTCTGATAATACTGGAACTTATCAAATTAGTGTTGATGATAACGAGTCGTATGTTCCGCTTATGACTGTTGATTCATTAAATCTTCCACACTGTGGATTCATTATGTTTGATGTTGAAAGATTTGAGCATGATGCAATTCTTGGAAGCATAAATACAATAGAAAAATATAAACCGGTAATTCAGCTTGAAACCGTACCCGGTGAGTTACATAATTTGTTAACAAATATTGGTTATGAAAAAGTAGGAGAATCACACGCTGATAAAGTGTATAAGGTAGTGTAGTGGCACAGTTTAGAAGAGATTCTGAAGTATATCTCAATAATGGTAATACTATTTTTGAAGTTGTTATGTTGTCTGATAAAGACGGCAACATTATCAATACTTTTGGTGCTGCATCAAATATTCCCATTGCAAATGGTAATGTTGATGGCCATACGGCTGTACATAAATTTGGATTAGTAGATGGAACTGCAACAAATCCATGTACCATATGGACGGGTGGCGATACGGCTACATATACATTTCAAACAGAAGCAAATACGGTTTCAGCAAATAGTGCAAATACTGGAGACAATCAAACTATTACAGTTCAAGGCTTAGACGCTAGTTATGCTGAAGTAGAAGAAGATATTGTACTTACTGGACAAACAGAAACTGCCGAAACAACTACTCAATTTTTAAGGATGCACCGAGCATTTGTAAAAACAGGTAATACTAATGCTGGAAAAATTAGTATTAATCATAACTCATCAGGGGATGTAATTAGTGAAATTGCAGCCGACTATGGTCAAACCCTGCAGGCATTTTATACAGTTCCAGCTGGAAAAACTGCTTATCTTTCAAGACTAAGAGTTTCGTCTTCAAAACAATCATCGGCTATAGTAGTTTTATATGTCCGCCCGTTTGGTGGCGCGTTTAGAGCGCAATCAACTGTTAGTTTATATTCAGGTGATGCGTCTACAGTATTTGATACGCCGCTTCGAATTACAGAAAAGTCTGATATTGAAGTCAGAGTTAAAGGAAATACTAATAACACTCTTTCTGCCGACTTTGATATGATTCTTGTAGATAATCCAGCATAATTTCCCTACATTAAAGTAATTTCTGTTATAAATAGTTGTACGGTTAGGCTACGGCAATCCCGTAATTGCAAATACAGATAAGCCCAAGGGAAACTCTGATGGAATACACAGATAAAGACAATAAAAAATCGGTACCAGCTGAAAAGAATTTGAAAAAGCCTAAAGGGCGTTCTGTAACTGGTAAACCTCTAGATGGCATCGAGATCCGTCCTCAGCTCAAAGACAAAGACGCCTCTAGATCTCCTGCAAATGAGGAAACCGATAGCCTAACCAACTCCCCTCTTGATGAGGTATTAGATTTTACGGCGCGCCGTAAAAGAGCAAGACAGGCCCGTAAGCTCAAAACAAAACTTGCACGTGCAAGGAAGATTGCACAAAGACGTATGGCTCCTCAATCTAAACTTGAGGTTAGAGCCCAACGTGCAGCACGCGGAATTATTAAAAAGAGGCTAGCCGCCCGCCGCGGAACACCGTATTCTGAGCTAAGCGTTGCTGAAAAGATTAACGTCGACAAAAGAGCCGCTAAAAAAGTAGAATTAATCAAAAAGATAGCAAAAAGACTGCTTCCAAAAGTTAGGAGAGCAGAAATGGAAAGACTTGCTTCATTTAGAAGTGGAAAACCATTAAAAAACTTAGCAGCAAAAAATGAAGAATTTAGTAACATTATCAATAACTTAGATGATAAGTCAGATATTG